CGCCGGCATATGCCGGCGCAATACTCATGAATCAATTATTTGTCATTTTCTTTTGAATCGCTTATCTTGTTTTGCTTCTCTTCACACATCGTAGTTACGCTGTCAGCATCAAGCATTAAGAACATCATAAAGCTAAATAGCCCAACTACAACAAAGAGTAAAATAAGTGCAGCGCAAGTCACAATAGTCATAGTTGTTGTATAGTTCTCCAACAGTAGCACAACTGAAAATCCAACATAACATACAACTGTTGCATAGACTGCAATTCTTTGAAGACGCTTAAATCTGCTACGAATCTGACTGGCTTCTGGCAAATGTTTTAACCACCGTCTAACAAAATACAACGCAGCAATCAACACAACAAAACTTACAACTGCCAATATCGGTGTGGCTATAAAACAGGCAGACGCAGCGACAACGGGAAGCACTATCAAAACCAAAACAAACCAATTGATATTACTATCAACAAGCCTTGCAGTAAGAAGCATCGCAGGCAATGCCACAAACGCCGAAAACGGGAGGCATAGCAACCCAACAATAACAACAAGAGCTGCTCCGTCACTGGTTGATGCACTCAGCATAAACGGTCTTGGTCTTCTTCTCATAAGCACACCTCCTAATCAACACAACTATGCTTGTATTATAGGAAAATCGCCCGCTAAAGTCAACCAATACACATAGCTTTAATTGCTATTAGTTGTTTTCTTTCGCATTCTCCACGAAAGCTTTCGCAAGCTCTTCAGTAGAGATCTGCGTGTCAGAAAGCTTGCTCATACTCGAAATGAAACCAGCCATTTGCTCGCCGCTGATATTGCCAAACACACTATCCATCTGTTCTGCGAAACGAGAAATCTCACCAACCAATGTGTTGACACGCTGTTCCTGCACAGACAACATTTTCTGAGTCTCAAAATTAACCCTATCACGAACACCAGCTAAAAGCATCTGATATTGCGCATTGTCAATGCAACCGATAATATCACCAATAATACCGTTTGCGCCCAACACCAATTCATACGCCTTACTCTCATCGCTCGGCATCGTAAAATTCGCATAGTAAACGAGAATGTTCTTTCCAATGATATAGCTCTGTGCGAGCGGCACAATCATACCATCATTCGGCATAACAGCTTCTTTTACAACATCCTCAATAAAACGCATAGACTCTTCCAATGTAAGGCGGAATTTTACCTCATATGTAATAGTCTCATCGCCAATAGAAAATGTACGCTGTATAATATCAGGAGTTGTCTCCTTACAAAAACGCTCAAGCGCGTTAATTGAAACACGATTAGTCTTCTTTGCCATTTATAGCACCCTCTCTAAGATTATTTTTCATGTTTCTCAATTTTGATTTGGTCATCCTGATTTAACCGAATATCGTAGTTGTTAATTACAAAATGCCCAATCATAATTGCATCGGCCAGATTATCATTGTCCGTGTCAATTCCGTACATTTCTTTCGCTGCTTGAATGGAAAGAATTTTTGATTCTTTCTTTCCAGACGCTTCCAAGGCTTTAATTTTATCTTTGATTTCCTTACTGCTCCGTCCTCTTGCTTTACAGTAGTTTTGCCACTGAGTTGGAGCAATGAAATCGTACAAGTATTCATTCTTCTCAAAGAGATTTATGAGGACTCCTTGAAGTTGCGCAAGCTTTTTGAAAGACTGTACATTTACACGAAGCTGAATGTCTTCGATAAATACAGCCGAAATGTTATAGGTCTTGATAATCGTATCGACCAAACTCTCAATAGCAAGAATCGCTCTTGCGTATGTATAATCCTTATTTCCAAAAGAAAAAGTCCCGTATGTTTCGAGCTTTTTCGTTTCATAGTCAAAAACAGCCCAAGCACCGTTTCTGGCCTGGTCTATGGATAAAATTTTCATATCATCACCCTTCGCAAAACAAAAGAAAGGGAGAGGTTATTCCTCTCCACTTTCAATATCCTGCGTAGGATCATCTACCTCATGTTTTGGTGATCGTACTGCGGAGAGACGCACACGCCCATTCTTGATTTCATAATAAATTTCCTCGCCAATACACTTGGAAATATCACAGTATTTCGGAATGCAGATCTGTACTTCTCGCGTTTTTTCTCCATCTTCAACGAGTGCTACAACCACATCCAGATCACCAGCACAAGGCAACACATCGCATACAAAAATCTTGTTCTTACTCATATTTTCACCTTGCCTGTTGATAGAAAGACGGGAGGGCAAACCGCCCTCCCGAAGTGATTAACACCTTAATACTTCACCATCTGAATCATCGCGCCAGTATCAGTGTCGCGCATGACCTCGCACTCAAATGTAGTGGTAGAAGGATCGCCCTCGGCAGCAAAACCAAGCTCCAAATTAGAAGTGAACTTCAGATTTGGAATAGTAACCTGGAAAGCTTCATCCTTACCGGTCTTCTGGTTACGAAGTACAGTATCGCCAACCAGCTTGTAAGTGCCGCTGAAGTGTTCAGCATCAATTACATAGGTCTCAGCAGTAGCTTCACTATCGTAGTCGTAGTAAACCACAACACGCTGATCCTTAGCCTCTTCGATGGTAAGAGTCTTGTTCTCCTTATCGAGAGTTGCACCGGTCATATCGAACAGAGCATCCTCTTCACAATCGGAATCGAACGGATAAACCAAGATCTTGCTCACATCGGTATTCGGAGCAAACGCCAGAGCGATCTTACCAGTAGAATCAGCCTTCAAAGGATACATCTTACCCTTATTCTCGCCGTTTTCGTACTCGGTTGTCTGTCTCATGCGAATGGTCTGAACACCAACCTTACGGGCGATACCAGACACAAGCTCCATAGACTTCGGAGAAATCAAAGCGTCCTCAATAGTCAAAGTTGCTTCCTTATTGATCTCCCATGTAATCAGCTTCGGATTGCCCTTACCGCCTCGTGCGTAAACCTTTTCTGAGGTTACGCTAATGCTGGAAGTCTTTAGACTATCAAACTGAATAACCGGCTTATCTGTCTCCATGTCATAAAGAACAACGTCCATGACTTCCTTCGCGCCAAATTTTGCGTTAGACATGTATGTACCTCCTTAAAAAAAATAAACAGCCTGGAATAATCCAGACTGCCGTATTACTCAGGATCGTGTTTAATTTTTGTGATCCAGTGAGTCAAATTAACATTTTCTTTCTTAGCACCATGTAATAGTGCCTGAACATTGACTTCATAATCGTCCATAATTTTTAGACGGTTGAATTGATCGTTAAATTGGTAGATGTCATATTTCATTACATCCGCCATCATCAAACCAAAACCACTTGCTAAAATACTGACCAAATCAGCAAGCGTAATCGCAGACTCTTCATCGACCTCTTTCAAGCGTTTTCGCTTTAACCGCTCTTCTTTTCTGCGCTGTAATACGCGGCGAGCAGCTTCGTTATCTGGGTTTTCTTCCTCTTCTTCAATGTCTTGTAAGCCATTACGAAGTCTAATAACAGCTTGTACCTCATCAAAGTTTTCTTGTGTGATATTGAATGCGCCACAAGTAAAACATAGGTTACGAGAAGAAAACTTCATTCTGCTATGCGTGATAATAGAGAGCCAAAACAAAATCGTATCCATAAGCCCTTGATCTCGCATTGCGTTTGCGACCAGATATTTGAAAACACCAATATCAGAAATATCGTTTCCGGTCATTGCACTGATATCACTTTCGTTCAAACAGAGCAAACGAACCTCAGCGTTAAATCTCATATATCCAATCTTGGCAATTTCGCTGATTGGAATAGGGTAGATAGGTACTCCGCCAACAAAAATCGGATCATCCGAACAGAGCTGCAAATTCAAGTCTCTCTTATCCACTTTGTATCACTCCCGATTGAAGTCAACAGTGCGATAGGTAAGAGAGCGCCCATGAAAATCGTCAGCAGGTGTAAAACGATCCCATCCCATAAGCTCGACTCTACCAAGACCAAACTCTCGGCTACCGTTCATAAGCTTATCTACTTCGCAAGACAGAAGATCCGTCACAAGCCCTTTCGGTGTCCGCATTGCTCTTTCATGAGAAATAATCCAAAAGTAAATACGGAAATCAGAAAAAGCACGGTCGATGATACGCGGAGCAGCAACATCAAAACACAGATATGTACCTACCTCTGTGGTCTTATCCACAATGTAGTCATATGGAAAAATGTATTTATAAGCCATGTCGGAAGCCTTCATATCTGGCTGATCCTCAGGCCGAATCAAATCAATGATTGCGTCGCACTTACAAATCCTCTCCATAACGACATCTCTATATCTCGGTATCTCAGATAAATACATCAATACCACCGTCCTATCGTTAGAATAATCGACGCACTAACACCATACTCATCATTGCTCGCTTCAAGAGTAATTTCCTGACCAATATAATCTCGATTATTTAGCGCGCGAACAATAATGTATCCGTCTCCAACTTCTTTAATCTCACCATATTCATTACCATCTGTCAGATTGGCATTAACCTCGAAAGAATCAATGGGAACACCATCCTTGAAACAGTGCAGATCAACACGAATATCCTCACCAAATGTAACCTTGTTACCGGACGAATCCGTAGTTAATGTGATAGAATATCCTTCCTCTGGATCTTCTGGCTTAGAATAAATCGACTTGCCATAATAATCGGCAATCATCAGTTCTTTGTTATCAGTATCTTTGTCATACTGACTTTCAATAATCGTCCACTGCAACAGCCCATCATCAGCACCGCACGAATAGCCTCCGGAGTCCACCTGAGCAAGACGATATGCAGTCGGCTCTTCTCGGTTTTTATCAATCAAAAACCGGAAACCGCTATCAAGCATAATTGTCTCAGAATTATATGGGATATAAACAAGATGCTGCGAAGTACCAATGGTCATATGTGTTTTGGCAGTCTCACCAGAACCATACTGTGTACTATTGATATCGTAAACAGGGTACTCAACTGCTTTGCCTGTAATGGGCGAAATAAAGTAGATAGAGTATTTGCACTGCCACGCAATCGCCTTTTCATACATCTTGTTATTATCAGGAAGAGAATAAACCATCCAATACTGGCCACGAGCCTTAATATATTGACCTGCCCGAAGTGTCCCAATGCGACAAATAAATTGACGCATAACACTATTGTTATAGGTATCGCTCGTCACACCATGAATGATTGCTCGTGTCTTTACTGGCTCAACGCTGAGACTCTTTTCAAAAATCTCAATATCATCAGCAAGCTCAGACTCTAAAATTTCCTCAAACCCATCTTGGGCATAATTCGCAAATTCATCGCCCTCAAAACCACTGTTATAAGTAGGCTGCTTCATTAGATACCACTCAATAGGCATATCCAAGCACCTCCTTAGTCAAAACAGTGTTGTTTCAGTTTGTGCAATCGTTCTTTTACGCGCCCAATCTCAAATTCAAGTTCTTGCTTTGTTACTCTTTTCGTTCCGTCAGCACCAGTGATCTGAACATCCTTTGTATAAATTCCATTCAGCGCCATTACACGACTAAGCTCTCTTTGTAAATAGCTGACATACATCATGAGTGCAAGAACACGCACAGTCTGTCGATCCAATACAGAAGAAAAACGGTGATTCTCTTCGTCATATTCAAGATCACAGCTCAAATCAAGTTCGTAATCTGCAACCGCAGATTTCAACCATTCCTGCTCTAACGCTGTTGGGATAATATACTTAGTTAAAGGCATGGAATGAAAGCTGGTCTCGATCTCTTCAAAAGTAGTTTTCTCCATACCCAAACCTCCTTAATTAAAGAGTGACTGACTCAGCAAGCTTGTTGATTGCGTCCATTTTCCAAGCGGCGACGTCATCTCCGCCATTTTCCTTTGCAATCTGCGCAATCATTTTCTTTTCAGCATCATTGGTGACAAGAGCCGCAAGGCGAGCATTAAACTCATCCTTCTTTCTAAGAGCCAGCAACTCCCGCACAGACTCCGCATTCAAGACAAGTACATCGTCTGTCGTATCAGCATAGCCGAACAACGCCTTACGCTGCGCATCGTTTTGAATAAATAGACGAGCATGGTCGCCTGGACGAGCTGGATCATTACCAACGAACATTCTGTTTCCAGACTGAATCTGCATCTGCACCTCTGCAACGTCCAGCATAGCAAATCCAGTTACATTTGCTGGAATACGAATATCTCCCACTCCATTTAGGCGGCGGAAGTATAGAGGCCAGCTACACAAATTATCAATTAAAACCTTATCGGTTAGTTCCATTTACTTTCGCTCCTTGTTATAAAGTAGGAGGGAGGAATATCCTCCCTCCATTATATTGTCTAACTAATTCCTAATTAAAGAGAAGGAACCTCAAAGTTAGTGTCGGACAGAAGACCGATCTGATCCTCCATACCCTCAGCAACACCAGCACCGATTTCCATATCGAAACGAGTCAAGTGCTGACGAGTTACAATATCATCACCAGTCATAGTGGTCATACCGCCACGACGGAAGATCTGCAACGGAGCAATCTTGCCCTGAGGAATGAAGAATAGCAAGCCCTGTGGCATATACAGCTCGTAAGAAGTCTTGTCGGCATTCATACGAGTGAAGTCCAGAGCGTTAGGCAGCTCAACAATGTGAGAACCATTGTAGAAGCTCAACAGACCGGTCTTACGGATTTCCTCGGCAACAGCATCAGCGCCAAACGGAATGGTGTTCGCACCGAAAGTCTTATAACCAGCAAAATCGTTGAACTGAGACACAACAGAATAATCGCCGCAAATGTTCACACGACCATAACGACGCATCTTCTTCAGCATCTCATCAACAGCAGTCTGCGTAACACCGCTGTTCTCAGCAAAGTGCTTCACGCCCTTAGCATTCTTCAGCGCATCATACAGCTTGGCAATAACATAGTAAACTGCCTTATTCTGCATGTCAGTCTGCACCTGAGAAATACCCTCGGCAATAGTACCGTCAAAATTGCCGCTCTGCATCTCACGATAATCTACGGCATAACCAGAAGAAATGGTCTGAGTGCCGATAGGATACTCGCGGAAGCTGTGGGTAGCAAAAGGCACATCACCGCTTGAAGCCTGGAAACGAGAATCAATGCTCTCGTACTTATAGGTCTTCATCATAGGAACGGTGTCGTAAGGAACACTTTTGTATGTACCCATGAAATTGAAGATCTTAATAGCCTCAATCAGCTTAGGCTCGATAGCAAAACGCTGAATAGCGTTCAGCTCAGAAACAGCCTGATGGTCGCCGTCAATAGCACGACCAGCAAGATCCTTGATATGCTCAACTGACTTATCAACGATCTTACCATCAAAAGATGACAGGCTCTTGCCCTGCACCAATGCAGAGAAGACCTCAACCACCGGAGAGGTGGACTTTACCTTAGAAGCGCCAACTTCATCTTTAACATTGTTGACGGTGTTTAGTTCAAAAATGTTATCCATTTGTTTTTCCTCCTATACCTATTCTTACTGCGCAACAATCTCAGCAAGAATGCCATCATCCATATATGGAGTCTTGCGGATTACCTTGAAGCAAACAGCATAGCCATCTGCACTTGTTGTCTTAACGATCTTACCGTCAGTGCCAAACACCAACAGATCCTCAGCCGCCAAGCCAGTAGTGCCACCATTGATCTCAAAAGCAGCAAACTCAATTTCAAGACCGTTTACGGTTCTCAGATCATCGGCACGAACATACTCGCCCTCGTTTACAACATAAGTCTCAGGGCTATTGTGCAGCTCAGGCTTATCATTGATATTTGTAACGATATATGCGACCTTCTTTGCATCGTCTTCGGATGCAGGAAGAGTTGCTGTCTTTGCAACACGATCCAAAATAACGCCCATGCCGACCTTCATATCAGAAGCAGCCTTGCAATAAGGCACATTCTGTACATTCTTAAATGCACCAATAGTCTTGTACTTCATTTCTATTATCCTCCTTATTAACCAAAGATATCTACGTCGCCTTTATCCTCAGGAGAAGAAACCCCTCCAAAGATATCCGGTGCGCCATTGTTCAATTCAGCGTTGTGAATCTCCTTGTTTTTGCGAACCATCTCAACGCAAATCTTACTGGTAATACTGTTGATCTCAACAGTTGTAGGATCAGCCTTAAACGCATCAATCTCAGCCTGCGCAAGAGCCTGTTCCTCAGCGCTGAACTCTGACAGAGCAGAATTTAGCTCAGCGATTTTCTTCTCTTTCTCCAAAGTAGCATTTGTCTCTTTCAAAGAATTCAGCTCAGAAGTCTGTGCTTCCATAGCCTCGTCCTTTGCGGCCAAATCCGCCTGTGCTGTCGCAAGCTTCTCATTTAGCTCAGCGATTTCCGCATCCTTTGCGGCCAACTGACCGTTCAACTCGGAAATCTGCCCCTCATACTGCTCGCCTTTATTATTAAGCTCAGTAATTGTCTGAGTAACAGAAGTCTTCACAAGCTCGACGAATTGTCCCATTACCTTTTCGTCCATAGGTGTTTCCTCCTTGCTGTTTTCCAATTTATTATTTAACTCAACAACGATTGCGGTATCATCTGCCGGTCTGATACCAAGAATGGCATATCCACTATAATCATAAATCTGAGGAACTCTGCCATGCTCTTTCCAACCGCCATCGTAAATAATACGATTATCATTTTCTGGGCGACCAACGATTTCAACAGATCCCTTCACGCTACCATTCTTTAGCTTTTCAGCCAACCACGCAACGAACTTTGGATACCGCATTTCGTCGATATATCCCTCACCGACAAGCACTCTTTTTGTTTCACCGTCGATTTCAATATCTGTGACATAGCCTTTCTCACAGTGGCCTACCACAGTTGCATCTTCCATATATGGCATGTTGTCCTTAATATCGGTCAAACCATGACCATACGGAAGACGGCGCTCTTCACTTAGGAATTCAACGCAGATAGACATATTTGTAACAGATTCGATATTCTGTGCTGTGTATTCCTCGTCCCAAGAAATTCCATTCTCCTGCCATACATCATGAGATGGGAAAATCTCGTGCAGCACAATTTTGATCTTTCTACGACCAGTAATTTGCCGTTCATTAGAAAGCTCAAAAATACGCCCCATAAAACGGTCTTCGTTCATTTCCCTCACCTCCTAATTATGCTGACGGTTTTGGCGCATTATTTCCGCCGTTCGTCTTTTGCTGGACAGAAGACGGGTTGTCGCTATCCGTAGATGGTCTTCCGCCATCATCACTCGACATCGTATAAGAAGTCTTATGAACCGGATATCTGTTCTCAAAATCCTCTTCCAACTCGTGATCCATAAGCGCAATGTAATTGTCGGGATTAAAGCCTGTCGCCGCAATCCATGCGTACAGACTACCCTTACCACGAGCATATAGCGATTCCATATATCCAACCATATTGTTCTTGTTCACCATCGTAATTGGAAGGATATATAGCTCAACGCGGCAACTCGCATCGCTGATGATATTCTGGTTGATGCACTTATTCAGCTCGTCAACAATGTCCTCAATCCATGAATACACATTTGCAGAAACAAGCTCCAAATTCAGATTTGCCGTAGAATAGTTACCCGTACTGCTTCCATCTAATGCGCTTGCGCTAATACCAAGATCCTTGTTTACAGAATCAATGATGGAGTTCTCATTCTTCTCGTCCAACAGAGAAACATCGAGAGAGATACTATCCAGCTTTGTGCCGGCTGCAAGAGAGAAGAAAGATGTACCACTTGAATTTCTGGTCTTGCTGGCAAGCGCATTCTTCACAAGATCGTGCTGTTGTTTCTGCTGCTTTTCACTTAGAGCAGATGTGCCTTTTTCCTTTCCTTCAGGAAAAGTTTCGTACACAATCTGATTGTTGACTGAATCCAAAACATTTCTTTTGGTATCTACAAAATACTGCGCGTAACTCACATCATCCAAAGCGGCAATCGCAAATGGAATGCCGAACGGATCTGTAATTTCACTCTTGATTTTGGTCACAATCGTTTTGTTGTTATTGAGTCGCAGCCACGGAGCATCTATTGTCTGATTCTCATATGCAAGATACCCCTCTTGAATTTCTTTCGGGAATCCAGCAAGTTTTCTTTTCCTGACATCTTCACTTAGATTAGAAAAATACCGCAGATCAAAAGCTACCTGATAGCTATTGTTTCTGCGGCCAATAATTCTCACGTAATCAATAGGGAGTGGAATAACCATTGCGTTCATACCAATCGCATTGATCTCTGTGATATTTTGAATCTCATAATCCGTTAAAGCTGTTCGATAGTCTGGCGTAGCATAATTGGTCTCAAAATAAGCTACATACATACCATCGTTTGCATTCTTAAAAATCGCATCACGAATTACTTGCTTATATCGAATGGTGTGAAGAGTTGCCTCCATTTTTTGCTTGTTCATACGATAATTGCGCGGTCTTTTCCCGTCAGCTCGTTTTGATCTGCTGACAATAACACCATCAAGCGTGTGCATCGTCCGCATATAATCAATTCCGCTTGCAACAACGCCATTAGAATAATAAGCCCAATGCGCTAAATTTCTGATAGCTTCAATATTCGCCATCGGGTTTCTAATAAACGATCTAATTTCTTGAATCGTATATGGCATACGACCAGAGCTTTGAAGCATCCGAATATAAGCAGTTTCTAAATTCGTGTTAAACTCATATGTCGGATCTTGCGGCGCTGAATTTTCCTCGTAGACTTCATTTGTTTTCCAGAAAAACGGAAAGCGTCTTTTACTATTTGGCAATCTTCTCACCTCCTTCAGTTAAATAATGGTACATACTCATACTCCGAACTATCTGACAACATGTCGTGTTCAAGCATTTGAGCAAAATAATTACCGTAAGAGACCGAAGTATAGCGGTCTTTACGGTTGTTGTTGTTTACAATCTTAATAAGCCCTGTCTGTTCTCCACGCTCATATTCCAGATCAATCATTTCATTGATAAGGGCAACCGTTTCAAGATATGGACGCTCAAAGAAAAGCTGCGTATCCACATCAGCAGTAGCATACTCAGGAATAAAGTTTGCGATTTCATCAACCGCCTCAGTGTTACTAATCAATAGATCAATCATTCCGGAATTCAGAGCATTTCTCATCGACTCAGCAATATTGCTATTCGTTTCAAGCTGTGCTTTGATAATGTAAACATTTTCTTCTGCGCCAGCAATCTGAATACGATTAGCAACTTTCTCATCGTTCATACATTTCCAAGGCTTATACTCCATATTGCGCTCTTCGTCATATAGAACCTTAGCAAGCATATCGTAAACGGAGATACCTGCATTACGACCGTCCAAAACACAATAATCCGCATTGAAATCAGTATATAGCTGCTTAATACGAATGGCTTGCTTGGTTGTTTCGCCGCCATGAACAGCCTCCATATAACTGACTTGACGTCTATATCCACGCTTCACTTCGATGTGTTCTCCCTGAGTATCCATGACTTTATACTCTTGGCTCTCTGGAAGTAGGCGAATGCAAGAATAAATAGAGTTATCTGTGGCGTTGCCACCCTCCATAGCAATATCGCAAGACAAAATGCGAATTTCGCCAACTTGCTTTGGAATATCATACTTGTTCTTCTGCTTCAAAAGTGCTTCGTCGTTTCTTCTTGGATAGAAAGCCCTCTTCAACCTACGGTTACGATTGAGCTGTTCATAATTGAAGAAAGATTTTGCATTTTCCGCAATCATCTGGTTTTCATACTCAATCGCCCAAGAAATCGGATCGAGCTTTTTCCGCTCTTTGATCAAGAAATTTCTCGTTTTGATATTGTGCTTCAAAGCAATACTATAATCCATTGCAATTACACACGAAGAACCATCTGTAAACATATCCTTAGTAAGAGTCTGGATGAGCTTCCACATCCAATGGCTTTGATACCACGCGGAAGAAATATAAACCTCTTTCGGCTCTTCGACCATGGAAGAATACTCTGGAAGCTTCAAGTAGTCAGCCTGACGGATATATAGGAACGGCGAAAGAACACTATCAATGATGTTCTTGACGATCATACGGAATTCTTCGTAAATCATTACCGTTGCACGATAACCACGAGCATTTTCATTTGCGGCAACAACTACGATGGAGCTGCCATTCTTAAAAATCACTTCAATTTCATTTTGGTTATCTTTGAAGCTATCAATCTCAGCAGCCAACAATGGTGATTTTGGCATAAGCTCCTTTTTGATCTTCTCAGACACAATAAGGCGAGCTTGCTTTTTAGTTGCCGACGCAACAACAATTTTCGCCCCAGGCCGTAAGATAGCCTCTTTACAAGCAAAGATAGCAATTAGAAATGATTTTGCCGCAGATCGCGCAGCAACAATACAAAAGCTCGGAACGAACTCCATCAAATACAAGATGATATGCTGGTATAGATGAAGAACGATTCCAAAATAATGCTCTACAAATCTTGATGGGTTGCGACGATAGAATGTGATCCACTCCATGAGCCGCATAACATTTTCCTGCTTATGCAAATAATGCGTTGATGGAAAATGCTCATGCAGAGCAGCTTGCCGTTCATCCATTCGCTTGATATTATCCATACTCAATCCTCCTTGGAGAGATTGAATTCTTTATCAAGCTCCTTTGAACCAGTAAGCAAGTTCTTTAACGGGCGGAAAATAAAACGACTTGCATATCCGCCAATACCATCCGCATCTCGGTAAAGATCTTTGTCTTTGTAGTATTCAGCCGGCGTATATTTCTCAATATCTCTGATCCAAACACCAAGAGGATCCAATTTCACAGAATCTTCCTTTTTCTGTTTACGATCCTCCAGCTCGGTAGTTGCAGCATTGATATACTCTTTATAAGTTTTAGCCAACGCGCCAATGCCAGCATCCCCATTCTGAACGGACTTCTGAAGCTGTAACTTCAAATAGCAAATGCTCTTATATAGCTCGTCTTGACGCTTATCCTCAGGTTCGCCATATTTGCTTACCCAATCATCATATTCAAACTTCAAAACCTCATAGTCTTGCTCGCTAAAACCAAGACCGAATAAACGAATTGTTTCAATAGGTACTTCGATTTTAGGATTGTCTTTTACTTGCTGCACAGAAGTTGCATTTTCAACCTTGTTAGCTCTTCGCAACAAAATAGTATCTGCATATGACGCACCTTTCGTCTGCGCAAGATTCAGTTTTGAAAAATAAGCGCTGACACGACTTTTGTTTGGTGGACTCTTTTTTGCATTTGTCCAAGCCGTTTCATCAAAACATGTGTTAATGGTAGCGCACAAAAAATCCATCGCCTTATCCTGATCGCCATTAAAAACATCATCTGTATAGTAATCAAACGACTTTTCTAAGCAACGCTTACAAATAGGCAAATAACCATTATTTCTTGCATAATACGGAGATGGAGACACATTGAAATTATCTTTTTGTCTCATAAATCCCTTGCCACAAGAAGTACAATGAAACGGATAACCGTCATCGTTCAAATACGCTTTCTCAGCAGACGCAGACTTTTTTGTACGGGTATTTCTTTTTACTTCTCCAGCCATGTCTCAACCTCCTTTCCATAAAACAAAAACTCAGAGCAAAATACTCTGAGTTCATTTGGTGCGCCAGAAGGGATTTGAACCCTTGGCTTGTCGCTTAAAAGGCGACTACTCTACCTACTGAGTTACTGGCGCTTATTCAGTTCCGGTTTGCACGGTTTCCCCACTTATTTTAACTCAGTTGGTAACTCCCATTAGAGTAGCAGTGCTTTCGGTCTGCCAGTCCGTCCGCTTTTCACGGAGGGCATACGTTCCCAATAGAAGCTCATGAAGAGCAAACTGCCATTTCTGGCTTTGGTGGGACAAGAAGGAATCGAACCTTCGACGCGCAGGGCTTCAACCTGCCGCTCTTCCATCTGAGCTATCGTCCCATATAGAACCATTATGTATAGCAAACCTTTCTATCGGAAATGCTCTTTCGTGTAAACTGATAGAAAAGGAGGCTATGCGTCATGGTTGAATTTTCTCAAAGATTAAAACAACTGCGCAAAGAAAAACATTTAACTCAGGCGCAGGTTGCAGAAAGAATAGGAGTAACAGCCTCAATGGTGTCCTCATACGAAACGGATATCCGACTCCCATCCTACGAAGTTCTTGTAAAGATCGCTACGCTATTCGGCGTAACAGTAGACTACCTACTCTGCCGTGAAGACAAAAGATTTATCGACATATCCAGTCTATCCGATGATGAAGCTGCAGTTGTATGTGATATGATAAACATACTCCTAAAAAAGAAATGACTACCAGCCGCCCGAATGGGCGGCTTTTGTCATATGTGGCGACGGAGGTAGGATTTGAACCCACGGACGGCTCATCACCGCCTCTTGTTTTCAAGACAAGCGCCATAAACCGGACTCGACCACTCCGCCATATAACTGGCTTTCATATATACTTCGACGGGAACAGCCATACCCATCCATCCTAAGCCGCCTATATGCAGACCGGAATCATATGATCTCGTACCTCATAAAGCGTGGTACGACACGCTTTGGTGAGGGAGGTTGGATTTGAACCAACTCAGCCCGAAGGCAATGGATTTACAGTCCGCCCCAGCTCTCCAACTCTGGCGCTCCCCCATATAAGGTCGCATCAGCGACCATTTTTATTTAACAAATAAACGCTCAATGTATTCTTCAAGAGCGAAACCCTTGTCATAAGACCAACACCACCAGGAACAGGTGTGATTGCACTACACTTTTGGCTTACGCTATCAAAATCGACATCGCCACACAACCCACCATCTTCATCCCGATTGATTCCAACGTCAACGACAACAGCCCCGTCTTTCACCATGTCTTCAGTCAAAAAGCCGCTACGACCAACTGCACACACAATAATATCGGCTTGCCGCGTGATATCAGCCAAATCATTTGTATGCGAATGACAAAGCGTTACCGTCCCGCCAGCATTTGTAAGCAATAAGCTAATTGGCTTGCCAACAATATCACTGCGTCCAATTACCGCACATCGCTTACCATCTATATCAATATTGAAATGGTTTAGCATATCCATTATTCCAAGAGGGGTACACGGAACAAACATAGGAGAATTGATAAATAATTTCCCCATGTTTTCAGAACAAAAACCATCAACATCCTTACATGGATCAATCTGTTCAATGACGGCAGACTTATCAATATGTTCTGGCAACGGTAGTTGAACAAGGATGCCGTCTACATCGTCACGAAAATTCAAACGCTGAATAATATCGCAAATATCACTTGTCTCAATCGCTTCATTAAAATGCAAAATTTCACATTCAATTCCACACTCTTCGCAATCACGCCTTTTCCCACGAACATACGATTGAGAAGCCATATTATCTCCAACAACAATAACGGCAAGTCTCGGAGCTTTATTTAGCAGTGCAACACACTGTTTGATAGCACTCTTTTCTTTCGCAGCAAGTTCTTTGCAGCTCATAATTACACAACTGATACCATCACGACCTTTATACATTTTTGGTACTGGCGGTGGGGATTGAACCCACGACCTTATGATTAAGAGTCATCTGCTCTTCCTCTGAGCTACGCCAGTATAAAACAAGACACTTGTAAGGGAAAGGAAAGGGGTGGTGATACAATGGAGGTTGTAATAGGATGTTTCATTAAACAAATCGCTGTAAGTGTCTTTTTTGGCATGAGGTAAAGGAGTCGAACCCTTATTTACGGTTTTGGAGACCGCAGTGCTACCATTTACACCAACCTCATAAATATGGCGACGTATACGGGACTTGAACCCGTGACCTCTGGCGTGACAGGCCAGCGTTCTACTCTTCTGAACTAATACGCCATTTATTTATCCCAGTCTACAAGAGGGTATAAGTCATATGGACTATCAGCAGTTGCAATCTTCTCAAAACCGCTATCGACAATGCGCCATAATGTGTGCTTGTGTTTTTCTGGATTCTGAGAAATACGATATTCCTTTCCAGATCTGGTTTTGCATAAAACGCCAGTTCCACAATCTGATGCAGGAATTTTCTTTACAACCTTCCGTTCTTTATCAACCGATAATGAACTTGCTTTTCGCGGCATAATTTACACCTCTTTCATGTTGGTGATGCGTAAGGGATTTGAACCCTTAAATTCCGCCGTGAAAGGGCGGTGACTCTACCAATTCGTCCAACGCACCATATAAAAGCATAGTATTTCTGATGGTACTCCCAACGAGACTCGAACTCGTATTGCCGACTTGAGAGGCCGGCTTCCTATACCGATTAGAAGATGGGAGCATATAAATGGCTGGGGTAGTTGGACTTGAACCAACGATACGGGAGTCAAAGTCCCGTGCCTTGACCACTTGGCTATACCCCAATATTGATTTGGTACGCCAGACAGGACTTGAACCCGTAGCCTAAAGATTAGAAATCTTTTGCTCTATCCGATTGAGCTACTGGGGCATATGGTGCTGGCGGTGGGACTTGAACCCACACGGTATCTCTACCAACGGATTTTGAGTCCGTCGCGTCTGCCGATTCCACCACGCCAGCATATTTTAATTGCAGAGCGCCTTGTTTGGCTGATCAGTTAAAAGTTGATTCCATAAATAAGGTTGCTGTATGCGCTCTTCGTGGTACGGGCAACAGGAATCGAACCTGCACGGTTGCCCACCAGATCCTAAATCTGGCGCGTCTGCCAGTTCCGCCATACCCGCATATTTCCCATCGCAATTATATAGCCGTCGCCATATAACAAGAGATGCGACCATCCCATACGACAGGTTATATTCCACTCGGCTCTACATTCACTGACGGGCTGTGGACTACCGTGAGATTACCAACTCTCAAAAGGCTCGACGATTATTGAATGCCTGCGATCACAGCATTTCTCCAAACCAATTTGTCAAGTAGAGAAGTCACAAATGTTCGGAGTGGAGTGGATAGCGGGATTTGAACCCGCACAGTCTGCTTGGAAGGCAGAAATGCTTGCCATTAAACATCATACCCACATAAAGAAGACAATCATTTTTTAGAGTCTTAGTTGTCTTAATAATGACTCGTGGTGTCCCGTGACGGAATCGAACCGCCGACCTCCTGCTTGTAAGGCAGATGCTCTAACCTGCTGAGCTAACAGGACAAATAGGCCAATTCAAGGCATTGGCCTTGCCTCCAACTCTATGCTGTTGAGTCGCAGCAAGGTTTTACTCTAAAACCTTGCAAAAAAGTCATCACTGCCAGACATGACGGTTTCATTCCCACTACGGTTTATAGAGTAACCACCTCTTATGTGGACGGGCATGGGGGCGGAGGTTGGATTTGAACCAACGACCACCAGCTTATGAGGCTGGTAAGCTACCTCTGCTACACTCCGCTAAATAAAATTGGCGCTGTCATCCATTCAGACAGTCATTAAGTCGCAGTGACGTTGTGACACCAATATGGCTGGAACGATAGGACTCGAACCTACAACCCTCCGATTAACAGTCGGATGCTCTACCATTGAGCTACGAACCAATATTTTCAACGAGACGCAACATCATTTACACTTGATAGATAAAATCCAGCTCATCTTTTATGTATAGAAATTTGAAGTTGCTGTAAGCGTCTCTAACAACGGCAAGGCACTTATGTACTTTCTATTATCCGCAAGAAAATCCTCCAAAGTTGCTGTGTGTGCCTTTTTATGGTCTGAGTAGCTGGTCTCGAACCAGCGGCCTCGTGATCCCAAATCACGCGCTCTACCTACTGAGCTATACCCAGATTTACTTTTGAGAGAATCAGTAAAAGCAGCATCGCCACGAGCAGGCTTCTCTCCTGATGCCGTGGAGCAGAGGGGAATCGAACCCCTGTCCGAAATTCCTACATGAACAAAACATTCTTACGCAATAGATAGCAATTTGCATTTTGTCATAAGACGAGCTGCTTGGTGCTATCAACCAACTCAGAGCCGCACCAGTCTTGCGACCTCCACCACCTTATTTCTTTTCACAGTAATAAGGAAAACTGCAATGTCAGCCTGATTCTTTATTACCGCAGATGCTCACCCAGACTAAAAGTGCATCGTTTAGGCATTCATCAACTGCAATTAAGCAGCAATACCCTCCATAACAGCATACAGAGCGGGATGAATCATAACCACAATAGAATCATTGTCATTTCATTTTTGTTTGAGCCTTAGGCGGTCTCCATACCTGCGTATTTCGTCCTATCAAAACCCCGTCGAACCCATTACTGCCCCATATTTAATTTTGTAGTCGGAGTAGAAAGAGTCGAACTTTCGACCTCACGATTATCAGTCGTGCGCTCTACCTACTGAGCTATACTCCGAGATAAAGCCATGCGTCCGTAGAACCTCGTCTGCAGCCGATAGGTTTTTAGC